GCGGGGAGTTGAACTCCCTGCGGAACATGGTGGCGCAAATGAACCAGCCCCGGCGCGCGGAGGAGACGTTCGAGAACGTGCCCCGTGTACGTCCCATGCCGCCGCCCACGCGGGAGGTGCCCCCGGAGGACGTCGAAGCCTATGGCCAGGACCTGATCGAGGCGTCGCAGCGATGGGCCGACGCGCGTTACGCGCCCATCCTGCAGGATTACGAGCGGCGTCTGTTGGCGGTGGAGGGAAATAATCAACAACTCGCGACGTACACGACGCAGCAACGCGTGGACGTGGCGTTGTCCCAGGCCGTGCCGGACTGGGAACAGATCAACGTGGACCCGAATTTCATCGCGTGGCTGAACCAGCCGGACATGTTCAGCGGCCAAACGCGTAAAACTCTTATTGACAACGCTTACAATTCGGGCGATGCCGCGCGGACCATCGCGTTCTTCCGTGCGTACAAGAACGAGCAGACCGTGGTTGGCCAGCAGCCAGGGACACAGACGTTCCAGACCGATTCGGCGGAACGGCTACCCCTCGCCGATCTGGCGGTGCCTGGACGAGGCCGCAGTGTCTCATCCCCGGCGCCCGGCGCTCCCGAGGCACGCATTTGGACGACGGCGGACGTCAACGCGTTCTATCGACAAAAGCAGCGTGGCTATTGGGCCGGACGTGAAGCGGAAGCTGAACGTCTGGAGCGCGATATCATCCTGGCTCCGCTCGAAGGGCGCTTCCGTCAGTCATGACAAATCATGAAAGGAGCGGCCTCCCATGGCCATCACAATCGCGGCCACCCCATGGGCCGGATCAAATCAGACCCCCGCGTACCACGGCACGTTCATTCCGGAGATCTGGTCGGGTAAACTGATCGAGAAGTTCTATTCGGCCACCGTGCTGAGCGCCATCGCCAACACGGACTACGAGGGCGAGATCAAGAACCAGGGCGACGTGGTTCACATCCGCACCAAACCGACCATCACGATCAGGGACTATCAGGTCAACCAGGACCTGCTCATTGATCGTCCGTCGTCCAACATCGTGGACTTCACCATCGACAAGGCGAAGTACTTCAACGAGGCCCTGGACGACATCATGGAGGTGCAGTCCGACATCAACCTACTCTCCCTGTGGTCGGACGACGCCGCCGAACAGATGAAGATCGTCATCGACACCGACGTGCTCACCACCATCGACGCCGGTATCGTCGCGGCGAACAAGGGCGCCACGGCGGGACGCATCTCGCTGAACATCAACCTCGGCGCCACGGGCACGCCCATCGCGGTGACGCCGCTCAACATCATCGACAGCATCGTGGACCTGGGCACCGTGCTGGACGAGCAGAACATCCCGGAAACGGGACGTTGGCTGGTCATCCCGCCCTGGATCGCGGCGCTGATCAAGAAGTCGGACCTGCGCAACGCGTCGATTTCGGGCGACGGCGTGTCCATGACCAGGAACGGTCGCCTGGGCATGATCGACCGGTTCACGCTGTACTCATCCAACCTGCTGCCGACGGCGACCGAGGGCGCGGCCACCGCGTTCCGCATCTTCGCCGGTCACCCGCATGGGCTCACCTTCGCGAGCCAGATCACCAAACTGGAGCAGATGCGCTCCGAGCGGTCGTTCAGCACGCTCTTGCGGGGTCTGCAGGTGTACTCGTCCAAGGTCCTGGACGGCATCGCCATCACCGAACTTTACGCCGTTCGGGGTTAGTTCACTCCCGTCGTAAACCGCTGGCTTCGGCCAGCGGCACGGAGGTCATGATGGCGACACAACAATGGGGGTCCCACGTCCCCAGGGCCAGACCGAAGGTCAAACCCAAGGGTTATGCCAGCGGCGGGCCGGTCGATCCGGGTGGGAAGACTATATCGAACGTCGAATCGGACCGAATGTCGAACGATTTTCTGGACCGAGGAGACACGTTCGAGGCTCGGATGCGTGTTGGGGGGACCCCGGACGAGCGCTTCAATAAGACATCGACCGACCCTGATAAAGAGCGGCATTTGAGGAAGATGGAGTCTTTGTCCGCCGTACAAAGTCGGGCTGAAAACGAACTGTCGGAAATGACGGGCGAAGATCCTTACAAGCAAAAGCGGTTTTCGCACCCCGACGATGCCGCCCGGTATCATGGTTTCGCCAAGGGCGGCGCGGTGAAAAAGGTATTCGAGGGCACCAAAAAGGATCTCGCGCAGGACAAGGCGGGCGCGAAAAAGATGGGCGTCTCCATGAAGGCGTACGAGCGCACGCCCAAGGACAAAGCCCAGGACAAAGCGGGTCAACGTCAGATGTTCGGGAAACGCAAATGAGACCTCCATCCATCGGTAAAGCCAGGGGCAAGTCCGTGCCGCCCTCGCTCGGGCTGGGCAGCAAGAAAGCCGCCAAGCTCCCCACCAACGTGACCCCGGCGCCGCCACCAGCCGCCGCCGCTGGTCCGCCCACGTTGGCGTCGGGTGGTCCCGGCGCGCCCAGCGCGTCCACCAACCCCGGTGGTCCCGTGCCGCCCATGGGGTTTAAGAAGGGGGGTAAGGTGAAAAAACCGTTTCCGTTCCAGAAGAAACGCTGATGCCCAGGAAACCGATCCTCAAGCGCGTGCGCGGGTATGATTACGGCGGGCAGGTGCTGAGCACGGACAGCCTGGGGCGTAGCATCTCCGGTGGTTTCAAAACCGGCATGGACCTCGGCTCGGCTTACAAAGACGCGAGCAAACCGGAGAAAAAGCCGGAAGATAAGCCGGGCGACAAAGCGCAGAACACGTCCAGCCCGAAACTGCCCTCGGCCAGCAACGATTACGTGCGTGGGGTGCCGGGCGGTCTGCCCGGCGTGCCGGGCGATCTGGCGGGCGGCAACGCGCGCGGCGGCAAGATCAAACGCGTGGCGGGCAAGCCCATCGGCAAGGATGACGGACTCATACCCGCGCAAAAGGGCGAGTACGTGGTGCGTAAGTCGGCGGTGAAGAAGCTCGGCACGGCGGCGCTGAACCAGATCAACAAGGGTAAGATTCCGCCGAGGAAGGGCCGGTGAAAAAGCCGGTTCGCAAACGCAAAGGCTACGCCGAAGGCGGGCCGGTTGGCCAGACCGAGGCGGCTCGCGACAAGGCGTTGCGAGCCTACGGCCAGACGCTGTCATCGCGCCGCCAGTTGGGCACCGACGTGGATCAGAAGGCGGACGCGTATCGACAAGGACAAAAGTTCTGGGTTCAGCACGAGCCCCCGGCGAAGAAAACTCTGTTGGAGCGTATCCCACAAGGTGACGAGACCGTGGACCGCGACATGAACAGGGGGGTGAACGTGCCGAGGCCGTTCCTAAGAGACAGAGGCGAGATCGACCATATACCGGACAAACCGTCGATTAGATCCAACGAGCCCAGGTATAACGCCACCGAGAAAGATTACAGTATTGCAATGGCCAAGGGCGGCAAGGTGAAGAAAACCATGCCCATCAAGAGGAAACGCTGATCCATGGCTCGGACGTTCGGCACGCTCATCGGTGAGGCCCGCACGATGCTGCAGGACAAGATCGGCACGTCCGGCGGCGCGCTGAGATACACCGACGACGAGATGTTCGAGGCGATCAATTCCATGCTGGCCGAGGTGCGCACCAAGCGCCCCGATTTGTTCCTGCCCCTGGGGCTGCGCAAACCGTTGGCGTTCTACACCGCCGCCACCGACATGAGCACTTCGTTTCCGTTGGATACCAGCTGTTATTCCGCGTTCGTATATTATCTCGTCGGACGCGCCGAACTGCGCGAGGACACGTTCAGCGAGGATTCGCGCGCCGTCAGCATGATGAACAAGGCGGTCAGCCAACTTCTCTCCATCCAGAGTTAGGGACAGACCATGAGCGGCAGCACGGGGGAAACACCGAACTGGACGGCGGGGTACGTACCCTCGGCGAACGAGTGGAACTCGTGGTGGGGCCGCAAGGTGGACATGAGCAACGTGCTGTTCACGGGCGCGCCGTTCCTGTCCCTGTCCGGCGGTTTCATGACCGGACCGTTGCATCTGGTGGACAATCCCACCACGCCGTCCCAGGCCGTCAACAAAGCTTACGCCGACACCAAGATGAGCGGGACCGGCGGAAATATCAGTGGCGACATGGACATCGATGGATCGTTGACCGCGAAGAATCTGTACGCCGAGGATTTTCTGCTCATTAACAAATTCAATGAGCACGAGTGGTATATGACGGTCGCGGCCAACGGCGACCATTTCCAGACCTATCGTCCGGGTTGGTCCGACGTGTGGTCGAGCGCGGGCGGCACGCGGAACTGGATCGGCGACGATGTCAACCTGATGACTCTGGACGGCGGCGGCAATCTCAGCGTCAAGGGCACGTTGTACGCGGGCGTCATCTCCAGCGTCGGTAACCTGTTCGCCGATCAACTCGTCGCCGCCAACGGTATTTTCGGCAAGGCCCTGGGCCTGGGTTCGTGGGTATTTTATAACGATGGCGTAAGTCACGTTCAGGAGTTCACGCCGGGTTGGTCCGACAGGTGGGCGCTCGCTGGCGGGGAACGGACATGGATCAACGGCGGCGTCCCCGTCATGTCCCTGACCGGAGGCGGCGTCCTCAACGTCACGGCTGGGATCAATTGCGGGCAGCTGGCCACCTCCCACAACGTGATCGCTGGCGAGGCGGTGATCGCCGCTGGCGGCAGCATGGCGCTGGCGGCGAACGTGAGCGGGCGTGTTCTGCAGATGGACCCGAACTGGGCCTGGCACTGGTCGACCACCACCGGGGACATGACGTGGATCGGTCCGTTGCCCGCGCCGTTCACCACGTTTTTCCAGATGCGCACGTCGGATAAGAACTGCATCAATTTGATTGGCGGGTTTGGCGGGATCGTCGATTACTTCGTCGGTTCCGACACACGGCTTAAAACCGACATGGTTCCGGCGTCCTGCGGTCTGGCGGACATACTGAAACTGGAACCCATCGAATTCACCCGTATCGACCATGACGGGTCGCGCGAGATCGGTTTCGCCGCGCAGGCCCTGCGCGAGGTCATTCCGCTGGCGGTGCGTCCTTTCGACAAACTGGACACCGACGATCCGATACTGGGCATCACGATGACGCCGATCATCGTCGCCCTGGTGAACGGGATGAAGGAACTGGCGGCGGAAGTCGCCGCGCTGAAGGCGGGGAAATGACACCGGGGAAGATGCCCCTGCTGATATACCGTGGCGACACGTATCGCTGGCGGTTCAAGCTGTGGCTGGACACGGAGCGTACCGTGCCCGCCGACCTGAACGGCGCGAAAGTGGTGGCGCAAATACGTGACAGGGGCGGTGGATCGTTCATCGCGGGCATGGCCTGCACGATCAACGTGCCCAACACCGTGGTGATGGTGCTGGCGGCGCACGACTCGGCGAAACTGCCCAGTTCGTCGGTGTGGGATTTACAAGTGACGTACGCCTGGGGCGACGTCGCCACGGTGCTCGCCGGACAGGTGAACACGACCTCCGACGTCACTACGGTATTAACGTGAACGACATCGTGTCCATCGACGTCTCGTCGGAGCCGACGCCCACCCAGGTGGACGTCTATCCGATTGTGAATATGTCGGTGGATATCCAGACCGATGACGCCGATCCGATCCTGGTGGACGTTGTCATGACGCCGCCGGTCTGGTCGGTGGATATCGACATTCTCATCCCCGAACCGGTGCGGATCGACGTTAGTACGGGCGACATGGGGCCGTCGGGTGGCACGGGGCCTCAGGGGCCGGTTGGACCCACCGGTCCGGCGGGGCCTCAGGGGCCCGCCAGTACAGTTCCCGGCCCCGCCGGGCCGCAAGGGCCGCAAGGTGTTCCGGGTGACGATGGCGCGGATGGCGCCACGGGTTCGCAGGGTGTTCAAGGTCCGGCCGGTCCGGCGGGCGCCAAGGGCGACACGGGCAACACGGGCGCCACCGGCCCCCAGGGTATCCAGGGCGTTCCCGGCACGGCTGGTGTGGACGGCGCGACCGGGCCTCAGGGCGTGCCAGGCACGCCCGGCGCGGAGGGTCCCGTTGGGCCGCAGGGACCACAAGGTATTCAGGGCGAGACCGGCGCCGCCGGTACGGGCATCAACGTCAAGGGCCAGGTGCCCGATGTCGGCTCGCTTCCGCCCACGGGCAATTCGGACGGCGACGCGTATATCGTCCAGGATACCGGCGATATGTGGATCTGGGACACCGAGACGGGTGTCTGGATAAACGCCGGGCCCATACAAGGGCCGCAGGGTGAACAAGGTATCCCAGGCCCGACCGGACCGCAGGGCGTCAAAGGCGACACGGGCACTCAGGGACCCGTGGGCGCGACGGGTTCCACGGGTGCCACCGGACCGGCGGGTGTGGACGGCGCGACCGGCGCGCAGGGTCCACAGGGCGTCCAGGGGCCGATAGGCGCGACGGGCGCCACGGGTGCCGATAGCACGGTGCCGGGGCCCGTGGGCCCCACCGGGGCCACGGGGGCGCAGGGTCCTGTCGGCGCGACCGGCGCGCAGGGGCCGCAGGGCATACAGGGTCCACAAGGCGTGCCGGGCGAGGACGGCACTGATGGTTTCATAGCCGAACCAGTCGGAGCCGGAACGTTCGGGCGGCTGCAAACAGGCGTGTGGCAGCGCAGCGTGGCCACCGTTGGCGACCGGATGACCGGTGGTCTGAGTTTCGGCCAGGACGCGAGCCCACCGGGCGGTCCCACCGACATGACTCGGCACCTCTCGCTGTTCGACGGTTGGGGTGGTTTCAGCGTCACGTCGGGATCACTCAACCTGATCTCTGGCGGCATGAGGACCATGTCGTTCAATGGTCCTGGCGCGGTGATGGGCACGGGCGCGCGTCTGTATCTGGACACGGACCCAACCGATGGGATGGAAGCGGTCAACCTTCGCTATCTGTGGAATAATTTCAGCACCAACACACAGGGCGATGCTCGCTGGGTCAACGTGACCGGCGACACGATGACCGGCCCTCTGGTCATAGCCGACAGTTCGGCCAGCCCGCTCGTGGTCCTCAACGGCTCCGTCATGTCATCCATCGCGCCGCCCGCTCCAAGCGTGCGGTTCATCGGGCCTCCCGCCAATGACGCGTTGTTCCTCATCGACGCGTTTGGCACCGGCGGGTTTGGTGGCGGTGGGTTCTTCATGGCGCGCGCTACCGGAGGGAGCCCCGGCGCACCAAGCGCCGTCGTCGCTGGGCAACGCATGGGCGGCTGGCGTGTCGCTGGATACGGCACCACGGGATACGGGGGAGCACGAGCGTTCATCCACGCCTTCGCGGCGGAAACTTTCACCGACACGGCACAGGGAACTTATTTCAGTTTCTCCACGACGGCGATTGGCACGGCGGCGCCACAGGAGCGTCTGCGGCTGACCGATGCCGGGGCGTTATTGCTACAGGTCGGTGATCCGACAGCACCGCTCCAGGCGGTGCCGAAACAGTATCTCGATAACAACTACTCGACCAACGCGCAGGGTGACACGCGGTGGGTCAACGTGACCGGTGATCAGATGACCGGCGACCTGACCGTGAACACCAACCTGACCGTCCAGGGCGACACAGCGGTCACCGGCTTCAAGTTCTGGGGACAGACCACCGTACCCATGGCGAGCGGCGGCTACGGCGCGCTGACATGGAATACCGACGGAGCGGGCGATGTCGCGTTCGTCAACGGCTGCAACTGGGTTCCGGCTGGTTTCTCTTGGTATAACGTGCTCAGCCCGAGCGGCTGGAAACGCACGATGTTCCTGCGGTTCGACGGCGTGCTTTGTCTGTCGGGACCAGGGATGGTCTACACGCTGGGCGGTGCCGGAACGAACGTCATGGGGTTCTCGTGGCCCGGTGACAACGCCATCCATGGATGGGTAGACGGCAACGAGGTTGGCGTTCTGGCCACGCAATACTGGGTCAGTCAGAACAGCGTCACGCAGGCGGCGGGCGACACGCGTTGGGTCAACGTGACCGGCGATACGATGACCGGCGGTCTGACCGTCGGCACGGCGACCAGTGAGAACTCACAGGTCACGGTTAACGCCGCCGCGCAGAAGGGTGCTGGTTACAGTTGGTGGATCGGCGGCGCGCAGCGCTGGTTTCTCGGCACCGACAACTACCCCGACGAGAACGGCACCGACATAGGTTCCGGTCTGACGCTGCATCGTTACAGTGACACGGGCGGTTACCTGGGTTCGGCCATCGCCTGGGACCGTAAGACCGGCAGGACGCACATCCACTACGGCGCGACCATCTATAACGGCGGCGGACTGAGTTTCGGCGGCGAGGTCGGCGCGGCGGCCTGGGATATAAGTAAGCATATCATAATGCACAACGCGGGTTATGGCCTGTCGGTCACCGCTTTCCATCTTAACTTCGTCGTCCCCAACGGAGCGGTGCATGGGTTCTGGGTAGGCACCACCGCCCTCGCGGAGTTCAACGCCAGCGGTTTGGCGTTGTGGGCCGGGGACGTGGTCCTGAACCGCGATCCGTCCGCCGCGATGCATGCGACAACGAAACAATACGTGGATTCCAGGGTGTCTTCCGGCACGGGCGCGTATCTGCCGCTCACGGGCGGAAATATGACTTCATACGGAACAATAAACTGGGTTGACACAGCGGGAACGAACTACATCGGCGGTGGCACGGATGGCGTCGGAACAGTCAACAACAACCTGAAAATAGGGTCGTGGTTCGGCATTGGATTTTACAACACCATTGGTTTCGGGTCCGTTCCTGTCAACGAAGCCGGTATTTATTTCGATGTTCGCAACGGCTTCGGGACATTCAGGCGAGTCTATCTTGTTGACGCTATAACCGACGCCACCCAGGCCGTGACCAAGCAATACGTGGACAATAACTCGATCACGCCAGCGGCGGGAGACACGCGCTGGGTGAACGTCAACGGCGATACGATGACCGGCGATCTGCGAATCGTCAGCGGTCAACCCGGCTTCTTCCTCGACGGCCCGAATGGATCGTTCCGCTACCTGCAATCAAACACGAACGGCTCGACGCGTTGGCAAATTCACCTCGCCAGTCCCGCTGGTGAGGGCGGTAGCGATGGTGGCAGCGATTTTGTCATCCGCAGGTTCCATGACAACGGAACGTTGATTGACGATCCGTTCACGATCAATCGCCGTTATGGGTGGGTGAGCGTCAACACCACGCTTTACGTCGCTGGTGATACCACCACGCATAACGTCTACCATGATGGTTCCCTGGGGACCATGTATCGCGGTCTTGGCGGCGCGAACTGGTATGGGTTCAAGTATAGTTCCGTTGATGGAACGCATTTAATGCTCGACGGCGCGGACTGGGGTGCCCTCGCGCTGCAAAGCTGGGTGACAAGCAACTTCGCCCCGGTGAGCGGTAGCGGCAACTACGTCGCCAAGGCAGGCGATGTGATGACCGGCGGCCTGCGGATCAATTACAACCCAACCGATACATGGTCGCAACTCTGGCTCAGTCCCGCTGGCGGCGGCGATCTGGTCAAGAGCATCATACGGTTCAGTGGAACTTTCGCGGCGGCGGTGGGCGATGGTGGCCCGCGCTACGTGGCCTCGATCCGATCCGGGTTCGCGTCCAACGCGTGGGGATACGAACACGTTGACATCTGGTTGACGAACCAGGGCAACGACGAAAACTCAGACGCCAAGCAGGCACGCGCAGTTCGTTTCATGTTGGGCGAGACGACTTTTAACACGCCTGTCACGTCTACCGGTCGGGTGCGCGGTCAGGCATTATCCACTGACAGTCAGTTAATCATCGCCCACAACCCGGCTTATTATTTCGAACGCAACGGCACAACCGGCGACTGGCGTTTCGTTGATAACAACACTCAAATCTTTGGGGTAGATGGCGGCGGCAACGCGACGATCCTCGGCACGTCCACGCATGGCGGTAGAGCGACGTTCCAGAACGGCATCTACATGAACAACTTCGTGGGCGCGTCCAACGACGTGACCCATGGCCTGAATATGTATGGCGGGTCCTACGGGCTGGCGATCTCGGGCGGGCGCATGAATGTCGTCGGCGCGTCGGTCTACATGGTCAGCAGCGGCGGCACCGACTGGGCGCACTTCGATGATGGCGGTATGTCGTTGCACGTCGGTGACGCGTGGCTGGCGCGTGATCCTACTCAACCCATGCACGCGACAACGAAACAATACGTGGACGCGAAGTTCGTCGCGATAACCGGTGGCGATTACGTCAAGAAGACCGGCGACACCATGACCGGCGCGCTCCAGGTCGGGACGGGCGTGGGTTATTCCAGGCTGGACCTGGGTAGCGCCACCAACAGCGGCCACCTCGGGTTTCACACGCCCGACGGCACGCGGCGCGGCTATGTCGGCAACGCCACCGCGACCGCCGTGGAACTCGCGGTCGACGCGGGGGTCACTCAACTCTCCCTGGTCGCGCCGACCGTCTACATGAGTGGTGTCGCGAGCGTTACCAGCGGCATCATCTACCGTAGCCTGTCCGCCAACGTCATCGGCTTTGGCTGGGACGGACCCAACGGAGCGCTGAACTACCATATTGATAGTTCGTTCCAAGGGACCATCGCTTCGCGCGCCTGGGTCGCCGCCGGTTTTGCCTCCAGCTGGATCACCCTGACCGGTCGTCTCACCTGCGACGACATCATGAGCGTCAGCGGTCGCATGTATGTCGCCAACAACTTCAACTACTGGATGGGCCGCAACAGCGACGGCGTTTGGATGATCATCGACAACACCGTCGGCATCCTGACGCTGACCCCCAGCGGACAATTGTCCATACCCGGAACGGCGTCCGTCGCGACGGGGGGCATATATTATAAAAACCTGGGCGGGGCGAACTGCTTCTCGTTTTACCATGACGGCGCCGTCACCGTGCGCGGCTGGGTCGATGGCAACTACCTGACCGACTACGCGGTGGGGTCCTGGAGCGACCGGCGGCTTAAACAGGATATCGCCCCCTCGACGTTCGACTGTCTGGCGGCGATCAACCGGATACCGCTGAAACAGTATCGCCTGCGCGTGAAGCCGGAGCCCAGGGACGCGTCCGACGGGACGCGACAGGTGGACGAGAACGCCGTCATCCCCGTCGGGCTGATCGCCCAGGAAGTGGGCGAGGCGTTCTCCATCGGCGCGTATCCCGGGTTGAATGGCCCACGAGGCGAGGGCTACTGGCAACTCAACGATCAGGCGCTCATCGCGGCGCTGATCGGTTCCGTCCAACAGCTGACGGCACGTCTCGAAACACTTGAACAGAGGATACACTGATGGCGGCTCTTATCATTCCGAACAACACGACGTTCGGCTCCATGACCAACCAGACCGTTGGTTCGCTGCTCAAACTCAATACCACCATGGCGCGGCTGCAGGACGCGCTGGCCACGGCTTCGGCTGGGTATGTCGGCACCCCCGGCACGCAATACGAGGCGGGCAACATGACGACGCCCGGCAACATGTTCGTGCAGAACAACTTCGGCATCGCGCCCGATCAGGCCGAGGCGGGGAAAAACGGCACGGATTATGAGTTCGCCGTCAACACCCTCGCCGCCGCCTGGACCGCGTTCTGGACCGCCGCCGAAGCTTCCGTCAACCAACTCGATAACGGTTCGGCCTTTTAATACGGGAGTAAAAACATGAGTGGAACACAACCGCAACAAGACATCACGACCCTGATGGCCATGGTGACGATGCCCATCTCGCGTTGGAACCAGATCCTGGACTTGCTGGGTCAGCAGCCCTGGCGCGAAGTCAATCCGACCATCATCGACCTGCACCGTCAGTTGCAGGACGCGGTGAACGCGCAAACCGGCCAGGGCAACGGCATGGCCACGATGCGGCAGACGAAAGAAACGCAATCATGACGGATACGACCATCCCGGAGTTCGAGTTTACTCCGGTCGTGAACGATCCCAACGCGGTGCCTTTGCTGGGGCCGATTCCGCTGCCGATGATAGCGGGGTCTTCCGAGTGGATGCGCGCGCCCGCCTGTCCGAACACGGCGCAGGATTGCCGTATCACCGTGACGAGACAGGCCGTGCGAAATCCGATCCCCCCAGCCGTGAATTCCGGTGACGGCGTGGCGCGACCGGTTCTGTACGTGCAGTCGTTGCCGCGCGGGGCCTGCTCCGTGTGCGGGCTCGCGTGGGACATAGCCGGGGGGCCTCCGGGTCCGAACGAAATACCGTTCGTGCCCGACCCAGTGCCGCCTTTCCCGTATACGCCCGCAACCTGACAGGACACGCCCATGTCGGGGTCGCTCACCTACAGTTCCGCCATTGGACAATTCGTCATCGGGTTCAGCCCGATAGAGGGCGTGTTCGGCATGCCCGCGCCGACCGGCGGCGACGTGGAGCGGCTCTACGACAACATCCAGACCATGCTTCCGGCGATCACCTTGCCGGTGATCGAGATGGAGTTGTGGAACACGGTGCAGGAGTTCTGCATCCGGAGCACTTACTTCCGTAGTAAGATTTATTGGGAGATGGGGCCGGGTATCGGCACGGTGGATTTCAATCCGTTCAACGCCGACATGAGCGTGGTGTGGGTTTTGTACGTGCACGGACTGACCCACTGGGAGATCAACCCGCCAGCGCAACTGGTGGATTTCCTGCCGCCTTTGGCGGGCCGTTCGGGTTGGGCCCTGGTGGCGTTGCGGCCCCTCCGGTTCGACGTGGTCAAGTTGGGCGCAATCCCGGAATTGTTCACCACCTGGTTTGAAACCATGCTGGATGGAACCCTGGCGCGGCTCTACGCCATGCCAGCCAAACCCTGGTCCGCGCCGCAACTGGCGCAATATCACGGCCAGCGGTTCCGTCAGGGTATGGGTCGCGCGCGGGATATCGCCGAGCGGCTGCACTCCCATCAGCAATCGCCCCGCAGGGCGTTCCCTTACTTCGCGCATGGCAGGAGAAAACAATGACACTGCAGGCGCGGGTAGATAAAGAACCGCCGGACATCACGCGCATCGTCGTGGATATGGCGTGGTGGCTGGACGTGAACGAGATCATTACCCAGATC